TCGTCATCTTCTAGCGTAGTAAAGCCGACATTACGAGCTGTTTCGTTTAATGTAGCTTTAGGCAATACACCAAGCTGAACCATCTCAATGTGTTTAGCAATCATTTCAGGCGACATGGTATCAGCAATAAAATCAGTATTAACAATGTAAGTCGATTCTTCCGTAACACCTAAGAACATGCTACACCACTCAAGGCAGTTTTTAATACCTGCGTTTGTGTTTCTAACGATACGCTTTAAGGTACTAACGTTTGCGTTTGTTTCTATTTCTTTTGCGCCTAGCGTTTGGTTGGTTGAGTTATCGGTTACTAGCTGAGCGCCTAGCATAACCATACGCTGTTCATCGCGTAGCATTTCAGCAGGTAAAGCGCCGGTAGCATCTATTTGTAATATTTCTACTTTGTCACCTTGTCTAAATAGATTACGGCCACTGCCAGAAACGCTGATTCCGTTCGGGTTAGCATCTGCAAAGTCTCCGCCGTCCATATCAGTGTAAATGTTTGTCATTCCTTGCCCGTGATAATGCAGGTTATCCCTGTTATCACAATCTAAAACAAAATGACCTAAATTAGCGTTAGCCATATCATACATTGCAACTTTGCTGTATTTAGATGTGTTAGCATCAGAGCCGAAAAACTGAAACGGTATAAAATCAAGTGTGCTGCCATTTGCTTTTGGTGTAACAGGCACCCCAATTAACTCATCCTTGTCATTATAAAGCTCGTTAAAATAAACGCCATCAACAATAACTAATCGCCGAACCTGTTGCTTTTCTTCCCATTCAAATTCGTTTTTTTTCTCCTGTACAGACTCTAAAAGCCTAACCTCAACAAGTTTATTGTTTTTTAGTCTAGAGTAGATTATTTGATCTGCATTATAACTAATCATTTTAGGTGCGTTTGCTGGCTCTCGCATTTGCGCAACAGTCAGGCCGCTTTTGTTTGGTGGCATATCAACTAAAATTCCGTACCTTGCATAAGCTATAAGGTCATCAGTTATTTCCTGTGCAACTTCTCTTAAACCTGTGCCTGAGCCGTCAGCATTATCAAGTAAGTATTCTAAAGCAGGTGCAAGTTGTTCTTCTGGCTCCTTACTCCACACCATACCACCCAAGCTTTCATATGTTCTTGCTGTTGCGTTAAAAAAGCGACCTCTAGCCCAATAAGCTTCTGCACGCTGCCTGTTTATCTCGTTACAAGCTCTTGCTTGCTCTAATGCGTAACCAGTCAATCCGCTAAGGTTATATGTTTGATATTGTGGAGCAGGTAAACAAGTAACTATTTTTAGCACGTCCATTTTACCGCCTAAACAGGCGCGTACTTCTTGGCGCTTGAGTCGTTGTTCTTCATACTCGCAATCTGGTGTGCATAAAACGCTTTTTGTTTCCATCATCTAACAGCCTAGTTAATTTTTAATCATTATAGCATTAACATATTAAATTTAAAATAAACAGCCTAGTTAATTTTTAATCATTATAGCATTAACATATTAAATTTAAAATAAAGCTTGATATGTACAACTTAACGTACTAGGATATGTACACATTTATTAAATAAGGACGGCGAACAATGAAGCAACACAACAGCGCATATTTTAGAAGAAACATGGCAAGGTTACTTGGAGATGTAGACCAAACAAACGAGCCTTTACTTGTGACAACAAATAAGAGCGAGGACGTACAGCAGCGAGTAGTTATCATACCGCAAGAGCAATATATTATGATGATAAACAAAATTAATGAGGGTAAATAATGAATAAAATAATAATAACAGTGCAGGGTTATTTGCTTTACCCTGATAAATACACAAAAGAGCAGTTAGAGGAAAACCTTAACATTGCTCGATCTTCTACCGTTTGTGCTGCTCCATATGGTGAAAACGCTATCCGTGCTTATGAGTCACGCATTGCTGCTTATGATGCTGCTAATGCTGCTGTTTCTTTCGCTAAAAAAGCTGTTATGCGTGAAAACTTTATCAATAATGCCATTCATATTGGTTATGGTCCTGTTTTTACTGGCAACACTGAGGTTAAAAAATACGTTAGCAAATACTTTGAGCTTACAGGTGAAAACAGACAAGACTATATTGATGCAATTAATGGGGGCGAATTATGACAAACGCCAAAAGATGCGAGGACGGACCCTTATTTGATTTTGATTTTAACTTTTTCCCAATTGCTTTTAATAGCGATGTTGATTTGGTGTTTCATATACCAACGGATAACGAAATAACATTTAATTATATTGAGGATGATTTATTTAAGTTAAATATAAATACCCTGATTGATGACTTTATAAATGATAAATCTATTGATAATGAAGAGTTGCAGAATTTAAAAGAATGCTTAGAAATCCAATTATCAAAAATAAATAAGGCTTTAAATAATGATTTTTAATATAACCTAAACCCTGTGCGTTTTGCTCTTACTAAGTGAGGGCAAGCGCCCATGATAAAAGCATCGGCTTTGTTAGGTGATTTAATCCCACGCTTAGCCATATCCTTTTTACTTTCCACCATATCAAGCCCACGTTTAGAGTAATCTTTGTGAGGAGAACACAACTCAGTTTTAAGTGCTTCTAGCTCTTTTATCTCACTACTGATACTTATCATATCACTTGGATCAAACTCCATGCCCTTATTGACAGCGTTAAAAGTATTTCTTAGTCTGTCAGCTACATCTTGCCAAGCCTGTGCCTTTAAGTTCTCAAACTTTTGTTTGTTAGTAATCTTTGGAGAATACTCTTTATCAGGCTTATAAACTGCGTCACCAGCATTAAACTTGCTGTGATTTATATGACCTTTGTTTTTTAGTGTTGCACCCACATGAGCGCCAACTCCAATCGAATCATAAATCAATAAACCTTCACCAACAAATGACCACGCCCTCAACGCTGACTTGTCAAGCTCATCTTCTGGCGCTTTCCATTCCTCTATATATTCACAAATAGCCCCGTTAAATTGAGCTATAGCGTTTTTATCGTTACCACTATCAGCAACATCATAACCGACATTATTTTGTCCGGTCATATCAATATTTAATTTAATGTGTGCATCAATAGCAGCTTCAACCCATGACCTCTTTATAACTGCTTGATCATCGTCTGATAATGGCACACCTAAATATATATGCTGATATTGATCGAAATCTTCATCCTTCATTGCCTCGATGGTTTTCTTTAAGGTGCCAGATAAGAATGGGTTATCAGTGTAATTTACTAATCGTGATCTGGTATCTGGCGGCGGGTTAACAATGAATCTTTGATATATAAAGTCAGTTATTAAATTAGGGTTAAAACTTATCCATATTTCTGAGCCTTCCTTCCTTATTGTCGGCTCAAGTATTGCCCACTGCTCAGCAGTTAAATTGTGCGCTTCTTCGATCCATAGAATATCAGCGCCCTCAAAAGATTTTATTTCATCAGTGTTTCGCTCAATACCGTAAAAAGCAAACTCGCTGCCGTTGTTATGCTCAATAGATGAAGATAAAACATTGTAACCGCCAAACTCAAAATTACTTATCTGGTTTTTAATAAGCGTATATACAGAGTCTTTTATTTTGTTTTGGTATCGCCTAACGCATAACGCCCTAGTTCTGTATTGCTGACCTATTTGAGCAATGCGACCGGCAAACTCCCAAGACTTAGAGGAAGCACGACCACCATATAAAACTAAATTACGCGATTTTATAAGATTGTCGTTTTCGTCTAACCAGAAGTCTTTTAGATTAGGGTTAAGAGTCGCCATACATCTGGTTGAAAGCTTTTACTTTAATATTTGCGTCAACCGTAGACTTTTCATTGAATGCTTGAACATCAACATGCTTACCAATCAAATCAAGCGCCTTGCCTGCTCCTGACGGGTTAAAATCTTCACCCTCTGCCATGCATCTATTTAATAGCTCATTACTCTTAATTAGCACGTATTCGGCGTCTATCTTGGTCTTTGTTGTTCTTTCTGTGAATAGTTTAGATATCTCAGCCGCTATCAAAGGTTTTGTGAGGTTTTCTGCACCTATAGCTTGAGCTGTCTTTTCTGAGTAGCCAGCGCGAATTGCTGCCTGTGTTGCGTTTAAGTCTATTAAGTATTCAATACAAAATAGCTCTTGTTTCTTTGTTAATTCTGCCATCGTAGCCCCGCCTTGATGATTGCCCCACTAGGGCTTTATATTCGTAGTGAGCAAAGTTAACTAACTACATGATTTTATTACTTTAACGAAAAACCGACCAAACCAAGAAAAGCGAACATAATCGCCACAAAAAAGGCGGTTCTTACTTTACCTGCTGTCGTTTTATATTCCCTGACGTAATCTAGAAGCGGTGCACTGTCTTTCATATGCGTCCTAACTTCTTTTTTAAACTCGTCATCGTGCTTTTTATCTTCTATGCTAATGACCATGTGGTTCGCTAGCTGTTCTAACTTATCCATAACATGAACAAGCTTGTCTTGAGTGTGTTGGTCACGCTCGTTAATCAGTGTAAGTAATTGTGAGGGTGTGATATTTTCGCTCATCGTTTTAGTCTGGCAATATGTTTTTTAGTTAGTTTATCACATAACCACAAAATAAACACTATTAGCCGACATACTACGAATACCAGCAATGAAACTTCGTAAATCGTTTCTAATTCTCTCGATATCAATAAATGAGCAGATA